AAAAAATTACAATATCAGACGTATATAGTGTTTACGGTAGAGTTGGTGGAAGATTCACTTCATTTCCTAATTCAGTACAAGACGTATTGTTCTTTACTGAATCTGAATACAACACAATTAATAACTCTTCAACCAACTACACTTCAACAATACCAGGTGTAACTAACTTTACATTTGACATTATTGCAGGACAACCTGATTCAGTAACTTACTACGTTGCTTGTCCTGGTGATGCTAACGGTACAGGTTATCACATGGCTCGTATGATTCCAATCGAAATTGTTAACCCAAACAACGCTAACAAACGTATCATTGATGTTACAACTTTTTATGATGATATTACACTTCAAACAATTGAAGTTAATTATCCAAAATTAGGTGTAGATGCTGATGACGTTGTTTCAATTCCTGTGAAAATTAAAACAGGTGGAATTGACTTGGGTTCATTACAATTGAGTATGAGATACGACTCAACTCTTTTGACTTTCAAAGGAGTTAAGAACGAACCAAAAACTTCATATTGGATTTCATTTATTAACCCATCTGAAGGTGTTGTTGAATGGGGTGGTTACGACCCAACAAACAACAAAAACTTAATTAAAGATGGTGAAATGTTTTTCACTTTGGAATTTACCGCAAAGAAACCACAAAATGATTGGGGTAAAAGTCCTTTATATGTTACAAGAAAATTTGCAGGTAATGCTTCAGCAACAGATTTAATTATCACACCAACTGATGGAATTATTCAAGTTTTCAGAATGGCGGGACCTACAAACTTTAAAGATTTATCCTTAAGTCCAAACCCATCAGACAATACAATGTATTTTTCTTTCAAAGTATATCAAGATGGTAAAACTTCAATAGGTCTTTACGATATGTTAGGTAGAGAACAAATCAAAGTGGTTGAAGGTAATTACCCTGTTGGGATTTACTCAGAACCAAAAGACATATCAATGTTAGCACCAGGTTTATACATGGCAATATTGAGAACAGAAGAAAAAGTGGTAGTAAAAAAAGCAATTAAAAACAATTAATAACTTGGGGGGTTTTTAACCTCCCATTAGCCGAAAAACAAAATAAACTAAAAATAAAAAACAAAAAAATGAGTGAAGAAACACAAGAATCAAATGACGGAACTTGGTCAGGTTTGAAAAAAACAATCATTGGAACAATTGCAACTGCTGTAACTGCAGGTGGAGCTTACTTTACTACTACTTTATTTGGTGGTGGTGATGACGAAGAAAAACCTAAAACAGAACAAGCGGCTCCTGCACCTGTAATCAATTTGAATGTTGATAATTCATCTAAAAACACAAGTTCTTCTAACGGTGGTGGAACAACTACAATCATCAAAGAAAAAACTGTAGAAAAACCAGCACAGAAAGAAACTGCTAAACCTGAAAAGAAAAGTGAATCTGAAGATGCACCTTGGTAAGTTTTTAATACCATTAACTTTAATTTTATTTGGTTGTGGAGCTCCAAAAAAGTGTTTCAGTCAAACCATCGGTACAGTTAAAACTGAAGAATATACCGCAGGATTTGAAAAGAAAAAAACTTTGGATTCACTACCACCATATACCGATACAATTCAAATACCGATACAAATATTGAAAATTGGTATTAGTGAAGAGGTATATGAAATGTACCCTGAGTTGAAAGACGCAAGAGTTGGTATGGGTGTTACAAATATTGTTTTAGAATATTTGGAACAAACAGGAAGATTTGTTTTTACTGAAGACAAATTGGAAATCAAAGAAAGAATGGTTCAACAATTCAAAGCGTCTAACAAAGGATTCACTGAAAACAAAGTTGATGGTAAGGGTAAAATTAAATTAGCAAAATATTTCGTATACATTGAAGTATATGATTTTTCTGTAGGTGAAGATGAAGTTGTTGAAACTTCAGGAGTAACCATAAAACAAATAACTCAATTAGGATTACAGGTTAGGTTTGTAGACGCTGAGTCAGGTGAGGTAATCACAGGTAGTGGACAGGGAAAGGCAATAACTACAAAGACATCAAGCACTTTGGGCGACATAGAAGGACCAGCTTTCAATAGGTCAACCGTGGGTGTATCAACCAAAAAAGCATTAGAAACTTCATCTGTAAGAGTAGTTGAAAAATTAATAAAAAAAGGAATTTTTAAAAGTTAAACAATGAAAAACAAATTAAAAGAAATGTTATCGCCTTCACAGAGTTTTGTAAAGGTTGAAGACAAAAACAGATTTTACTACATGTTGCAACAAATGCAGGCGAACCGTTGGAAAATAACAAGTATTGTACTTGGTTTATTTTTCTTCATAATTTTAGGTATCAACATGGCAGTTTTTTTCAAAATAGAAATTGCTGAGAACTGGAAAGAAATGTTACTTATCTTATTAGGTGCCTTTGTAGGTAACTTAAACAAGGTTGTAGATTATTGGTTCAACTCTGAAGACAGAGACAAAATGTTGATTGCAAAGGTTGATGAAGAAGACGATAGCCCAGAAACTTTAGCGGCTAAGTATAGTAAAAGAGAAGAAAACTAATTATGTTTACGTGTGGCTTATGTTTATAGACATATTAGATTAGATAAAAATATTCCATTTTATATCGGAGTAGGTAAAGACGATAATAAAGGAAAATTCAAAAGGTCTAAAACAAAACAACATCGTAATGAGTATTGGCATAATATCGTATCCAAAACAGATTATAAAATTGAAATAATTATGAATGATTTGAGTTGGGAAGAAGCTTGTGAAAAAGAAAAAGAACTCATTAAATTATATGGAAGAAAAGATATATCTGAAGGTTTTTTGGCGAATCAAACTGATGGGGGCGACGGAGGTTCTGGTGTAATTGTAAAAGCAGAAACACGAGAAAAGATAAGACAGTTTCAACTCAGTTTAGATAAGAAAGGGAAACCAGGTAGGATATGGACTAAAGAATCTAAGGATAAATTGGCAAATACAATTAGAGGGTTTAAACATACACCTGATGCTATAGAAAAAATGCGCAAGTCAAAGAAAAACACAGAAAATTATAAATATCCGAAATCAAAAGTACAATGTGATGTTTGTGGTTTTATGGCACAACCTGCGGCAATCTCAAGATGTCACAATAAAAAGTGTAGAAAAATAACCGAGTAAACGTAATGAAATGGATATTTTCAATTTTAATATTGTTAGTATCCTCTGTCTGTTTTGGACAGGGGTTCTCATATTCGTATGTTGACCCCTGCTCCAAAAAGACAAAAACAATTTATATTTCAGGTAATCAAAATGTTACAGTAAATTACTTGGGATATATAAACACTTTTAATAGGAATGACTTTCAAAACGGAGCTTTTGAAGGTTGGATTCAATCAGTCCAAATCCAAGCCGCAGGTAAACCGTGTGATGAGATGAAAACACAAACACAAAAGTCTCAGAATATGTTCATCGCACAAAATTTAATTTCGACTCTTACTTCAGTTACAGCAGCGTCAACAATGACAATTGCAAGTACATCAAGTAATGCATTATCCAATAGTGTTGGTAATGCATCTAATGAAACAAGTGAAAGTCCTAAATCTAATAAAAAAGATAAAAATGACAAAAACAACAATACCACAGGAAATCAGACAAATAATAGTTCAAATCAAACTTCAGGACAAAATTCAGGAAGTGTATCCACTTCTTCAAGTACTGGAGGAAATACTAACCAAACGGGAGGAAACAATACAAATACAAATCAACCAACTCAAAACGGAAATCAACCGACTCAACCGACTGTAGGTCAAGGTCAAAACAATACAGGGACTAACCCAACAAATAACCCCTCAAGTTCAAGCGCAAACGGTGGTTCTAATTCTCCAAAAACAGAAGGAAATTCCACAAATAATGGACAAAATAGTTCACAAAGTGGTCAGAATAACCCACCAACACAAAATAATAGTGGTTCTAATTCTCCAAAAACAGATGGAAATTCCACAAATAATCAACCAAACACAGGAAATGTGGCTCAAAACAATCCAAATTCTGGCTCAAATTCCCCAAAAAATGAGCCACAAACAGGTAATAGTTCACAAACATCTCAAAATGGTAGTAATACCAGTAGTACGAATAGTTCAGTAAACAATGGCTCAAACACAGGAAATTCAGGTGGTTCAGGTAGTGGTGGGAATGGACAACAAGGTAACACACAAAAAGAAAATATTAAAGATAATAAAACAGAAAGTAGTGGGAGTGGAAATGCAATAAGTAACTCAGTATCAAATGCCGCTGAAGCTTCATCAGGTTCAGGTTCAGGTGGTTCAAAATCTAATTTAAAAGTGGGTTCAATAATTGGTACTGGTGATATTGTTGCAATTAGAAGTCAAGAAGATGGAAGTAATCAATTCAGAGGTACTATGTCTGTAACAAAATCAAACACAGATAATACAAGAGCTAAAGGTTCATTATTAAACTTTACGACAACAGTAAACAATACAAACCTAACATTCTACGGAGCATTTTCAAATAAGAAAAAAACAAATACTTTAATTTTTGCCAATTCATCAATGGTTGATAGAGATTGGAATTTCTTTAATACAACAACAACCCTTGAATCTAAAAGATTTAATAAATTATCAGTAATGGGTGGTTTGAATTTTACCATAGGTGCATTATATAATAAATCATTCACAAATCTTTCAGGTGTTGTTGGTGGTTTTTATCCGTTTAAAGCAAGTAAAAAATTATCAGGAAATATATTAGTATTGGGTGTTTATTCACCTTTTACAAAGTTCTATGAAGGTAAGTGGTGGAGTTCAGGATGGTTAGTAGTCCCATTCAGTTCATGGGATTATACAATATCTAAAAATTTCAAATACAATGTAAGTTTTTCAGGAACATACGAGTTCAAAGGAAACTTCTTACAATATCAGATATTAACAGGAGGTAAAATAATGTTATAATGAAAAAAATCTTATTAGTCTTAATCTTCACACCAATTATCTTATTTGGTCAACCTA